GGTGGGCTAGTATTAGATACTACGGGTGGGCTAGTATTAGATACTACGGGTGGGCTAGTATTAGATACTACGGGTGGGCTAGTATTAGATACTACGGGTGGGCTAGTATTAGATACTATGGGAAGATCATCTGGAAGCGGGTTGTCATCAGAAGTTCCCATTGCCTCTTCAAACGACAAAACACGTGGTGCTGGGGCTTCGTTTTCGGTCATGGCTTGTATTTCCTTGGTGGAGCAGCGTCTGTAAATCCGCCTTTGCCGTCGTTTAACTTACCATCCCAATAAAACATGCCTTGTTTGGTCTGGTATTTTTGCCCAGACACCAGCTTAGACGGGTCTCGATCGGGCAACACACCTTTGGGTGCCATGTGCCTTTCAGCATCCTTAACGTAGTCGTTAAGGTCGTTGTTCTTATCACGACGCCATTTTTCATTAAACTGCTCTGGGTGAATGTCGTCTGGGTTGGCCATGCGGTGAAGCATGTAATCTTTGTGGTGGTGGTCCTGATAGTTGATCAAGCCTTCCAGCTGTGCCAAAATCGACCTGTTAGCCGCAGGACTCAAATCGGCAGCAACCACCGCCTTGGACAGGCCCTGAATTTCAGCCACCAACACTTTGTTACCGATTGCCTTGGCTTGGTCGTAGACTTGAGAGATCGAGTTCTTAACCAGCTTTTGGAATTCAGCAACATTCATAGTGTCTGTATCACCAATATTAAAACCAGCTGACTTCAAAGCGGCAACCAACTCGTTTTTCTGTTCTGCAAACTTGCCAGTTTCGAATTTTTCAAGAACGTCCTTAAGGGCTGTTGCGCGTTGACGAAGCACCTGACGCTGCTGCTGTTGCTCGTCCATGGTAGAGTCATTCTTCATAACCTCTTCCATTTTCTTTACCGCGATCGGGTTACGCTCGGTGACGATTGGCTGTTGGCCTTCTGACGCGCGTTGCTTGTTAGCTTCTAGCAGTTGAGCTTTAGTCATCGACACTGCATTGCCCGTGAGGGATGGGAATACAGTAACCAATTTGTTTTCGTTCTTAAGACGCATCTCTTCTTCAAACTTTTGACGCTCTAATCGGAACCTATGCTCTGCCGCCTCCTTCTCACGTGCGCGGGTAAGCTCGTCTGCTTTCTGCTGAACGGTAAGCTGCTGTTCAGTAGAAATAGCCGACTCTTGCTGCTTTTGTCTAATGTCTGCTTCTCTCTTAAGACGATCCAGATCAGGAGCGATGGAGCTTTCCAGTGCTTTAGCGGCGCGTTGACGAATGTCGTTCATCAGAGTGCGCTGACTGTTGGCCTGAGAGGTAAAGCCCGAAGCAGCTGACTTATTAAAGGGCATTGCTCGTGCGGCCTGTGCCTCAAGAGATTGGATGCTCTTTTGTAGTCTGTCGGCCTCAGCTACCAACTTAGGGTAGTTAAGTTCTGCTGGCCCTTTGTCCCAGTAAGCCGTATCCTGCGACCGTTGCTGCATAAGATTCATAACGTCCTTAGCAACAAGCTCACCAGATGGCGTTCTTACAACCGCAGGAGGGGCCGACGAGGGCGTCCCTGCCGCGACAGGTGGTTTAGCACCATCAGCGTCCACGGGTGCCGTCCCTTGGCCCTCTTTTGCGTATGACGGTGCCTCGACGGGTGCTGGCTTGCCCCCAACTGGCTCAGGTTTGGCCTCGACGGGTGCTGGAGCAGGAGGTGCCGATGGAGCAGGGGGTGGTTTAACTTCTGTGACGCTTGGCTTGGTGCCTTTTGCCGCTTCAAGCGCACCCAAGATGGTCTTACCAGAATCGGTACGACCAACGATTTTGCTGTACAGCTCCTTCATCTGAGCTTTGGTGTACGTCTCGCCGTTCATCTTGTTAACAAACGTCTCGCCGTCGATCGTCGAGAAGTTATTGTTAAGGAGCTGGAGGTTAGTCTTCAGCATGTCGTTTTGCTGCCTCTGAGCTGCAGCGTATGCATTCACACCCGCCAAACCGCCCTGACCGATAGCGTTCAGCAGGTACGGGCTAGGCGATGCTAGCATGCCAAATATGCCCGAAAGGAGGGCCATTTTGCCTTCATGCGACTCTGGCAGGACTTTCTGCGCTTGGTGCGTGATCTGCGACACAATGCTACCAAGGGTAGTTGGCTCTTTGCCTACGTGTTCGCTGGTCCTAGCGCGAGACGCTGTAGGAGCGTCGGAGTCAACGCCTGTTGCGGCAGCGAATTTTTTAACGTATCCAGGAATAGAAGTACCTAGCACGTCCCTTCTGCCGTCGTCTTCAGCCCTAGTTTTACCTGAGAACCACACAGAAGCGGCGTCGAGCGGGTTACCATGCTTTTCGATCAGCTGACCAAAATAGTGTCTAAACACTTGATCCTGAGCATTACGATTTTCAAGGAATTCCTTAGGAGTCATATATTTGCCAAGTGCCGCTTCGGTCCAAGGCCCGACATTAACGCCCATGACGCCGTATGCGCCGTAGGCGTAATCTTCCATACCTTTATTAGGACCGCCTTTGTAAATTACCTTTGGTCCAACAGTATTGTAGTTACCAGAACTTTCAATGCCCTTAATAGCCGCTGCTGACGTGTCAAGGAGATTATTTTTGGTAGCGGGGATTCTATCTGGCTTCTTGTCAGGAGTAGGTACCAGACCCCTAGGAGTGGGTGCTGGTGGAGGTGGCAAAATGGCAACTGCGCTTTTAAGCTCAACAGGGGCAGGTGCTGGAGCAGCGACCGCAAGGGGAGGCTCGGAGGCAGTAGCAGCATCCATAGGATCGGCTTTTGGTGCTTCTACCTTAGGCGTCGTAACCTTTTTAGCCAGATCAATAGCGGCAGGGTCTGCAGAAGCCAACTGCACAAGATCAGGATCGGGCTGACGAGGCTCGTCTTGTACTTCACCCTCTAGCGCATACCCGCGCCTTTTGTGTCTTTCACTGTCTTTGGTGGCACGATCATAGTCGACGGTGAGATACCCGTCCTTTTTACCAACCGCTTCTGGGTGATCTTTTGCTACTTCTTGCGCAATCAGACCGATCTGGGTGCGGGGATCGCCCTTGAAGTTGTACTTGTAAATGTTCTGACCGTCGTTGGTCTCACCTACTTTACTAATATTTTCTTTTAAACGCTCATCCGAGAAGAAGGACAAGAGTAATGGTGCAAATTCCGCAATACCCGCACCGATAACGCCAAGACCTTCGGCAAGGCCAGCCATTAATCCTGCGCCTTCAGCAGCAACGCCTGCGGCACCAAGACCTTCAGCAACAGGAGCAACAACACCAGCAAGGCCAGCGGGGGCTTCAAGAATTGGAGCTACAGAAGCGAGGGTTTCAGCAACTGGGGCAGCAGAAGCGAGGGTTTCAGCAACTGGGGCGGCAGCGGCAGTAGCTTCAGCGGTAGGTGCTAATGCAGAGCCGAGACTTTCAGGGCGAACAGGGGGCAATGGGGTGCCAACAGGGGCAGCGGGGAAGTTAGCTGCCAACTCGCCAGCGGGTGTTGGCCCTTTAAGGAAGTCAAGAGCCTTGGTGCCAAGGTCTACTGCCTTTTTGCCAGTATTGTACATCTGCATGCCGCTCTTCGCCGCATCGCCAAGTGTTCCAGGCTGTTGCATCTGACCAGCGTTTTGCGGAGTTAACAACTTGTACTGGTTAGGCTCGTTAGGAATTTCTAACGTACCCTGCTTTTTGATGTCTTCTTCTGCATCCTCTTGGTATGGGATAGAACCAGCCGTGCTATAATGGCCACGATCACCAGCCAGACCACCGTACGACTTTTTAGGGACAGCTACCCCAGTGTCCTTTTTCTTGATATCCTTGTCGGTCTGGTTGACCTCTGGATCTTCGTCCTCTTCCTCGTTAAACCAGTCGTATAATTTTGTGCCACCCGTAGCCACATTAACGGCGGTCGACGCATCGTTGAGTGCCGTTTGCATACCCGTTGGTTGTTGAGGGCGGAATTGACCAAGCATCAAACCGCGATTGGGCGGTGCTACCATTGGGATGTTAAGACCAGTAGGTGGCGGGGTAACAGGGGACCTTGCCATTGCCGCATAAGCTTGCGCCTGAACAGTCGCGGGGTCAACGGACTGGTCATTGGCACTTGGCAAACCACCGCCAAAACCGAACCCAAGACGATCGTCGCCCACATGGACGCCACCGCCCATAGATGCTCCAGCTAGACCACCCTCGTAGAAGTGGCCCCTTTTCGCCGCATCGCGTGTAGCCTTGTCATAATCGACAGTCTTGTACCCGTGTGACTCACCAACTGCTTCTGGGTGGTGCTTTTCGACGTCCTGCGCCACGAGGCCGATCTGTTTTGGCCCTTTTTCGCCTTTGTAGCGGAATTTAATAATTTTCTGGCCATCATAAGTCTCACCGATCCGCTCAATGTCTGTCTTAAGACGCTCGTCCGAGAAGAACGAAGACGGTTGCTGGTTAGTGGTCGTCGATCCAGAGAGTGCACCCGTGCCTTGGGCGATGTTTGCCAAGAACTGCGTTGTCTGGAAAGGATAAGACTGCTGTTGCAGGAACTGATTGTACAGAGCGGTAAGACCAGCCTGTTTGGTAGCCTGTTCCTGCTGACCCGCAGTAAGCTGAGCTTGCGAACCCTGCAAAGCGGCATTCTGCGCCCCAGTACCAAGACTGCCGTACAACTGGGCAAGATTTTGGTAATTTTGGCGATTAGCTTGACCCGAACCAAGATTAATAGCTTGCTGCGTATTAAATTGCTGCTGGGCCTGATTAAACATCGGGTTTAGCAGTCCAGCAACGGTCGCCCCAGTGGCCTGACTCTGCTGACCACGCAACACAGCGTCGGAAATGTCTGCACGGTCGCCGCCAAATGATCCACGCTTGATCGACGCGCTCTTCAACGCTTGCTGATCTGCCGCTTGCTGTTGCTGCATTGGTGCAAGTGTTTCACCAATCACCTGATTGGCGAATGGACTCATATAACTTGCCATGGTAGCATCGTTATACTGTGCTGGGTTCACGTTGTACGCGCTTGCGCCAGCTAGGCCACCTGCGGCGTTAAACCATGGCTGGGCGGCCCCTGCGGCGGCGTTTGTGTTAGCAATGCCAGCTTGCTGAGTGTTAGAGAGCGGGGCCACAAAAGCGTTTGGATCCGTAGAATACGCTTGAAACGGCGTTTTAGCTACTTCCTCCGCCTTAGTATTGACCGCGTTGTATCGGGCCAAGACCTCTGGTGGAATGCTAACTGTTGATGTACTAGTACCGCCCTTACCGCCGCCGCCCATTTAACTACTCCGCTGCAATCTTGTTGGTACCAGTATTACCGTTGTATATCCAATACGCGCCAGATGGTGCACCAAATTGACGTTCGTATAGCTTAACTTTCGCCGCTACTCGCTCGGAGCTTAACACACCGATAACAAGTGGCTTTTCGAGTGAGTCGGATACCTTTTTGGCAAACTCGCATAGAATACGCGCCCGTCCTGCTTTGGCACTTCGATGATCAGGATGAACAAAAATCGCTCTCTCGATCAGTGATGGTTCGTCAGAATACCACAGCGGCTCGATTCGCAAAAGGATTGCCGCTTCAAACTTTTCGCCCTGATCACCAATAATACCGACAACACCCCTGTCTCTGGTAAGTCCCGCCCATATCTCGCCAAGCAGCTTGATCGGGTTCGGGTTAGTAAGACCGTTTTCTTCGCATGCGGCGAAAGCCAACGCCATCATTCCATCTACGTCTTCGGGTACCCCGATCCGTACTTCGTCTACCATGGCTCAATCCCTCTTTGGACCTGGAAGTTTCTGCAAAGTCTTAATCGTCTTATTACGCATTTTCTTGACAAACGAGTCAAGTATTCTATGACCAGCATCTAAGTTACCTTTACCGATTTTAACCACGTCATCTGGAGAAACAACGTATTCTCCGCCAGCGGCTACGATCGGCACCAACTCGTGGTCTACTTCTCCCCCTTCTGCTCTGCGTGGCATTTCAGCACCATACGGTGTGGCTTCCCTTGAGTACGGGGTACCCGCAAAGATACGATGGGCCGACTTAAAACCCGACATGGTGTTGCCTTCGCCCATCGCCGAGATAATGTCTGCGGGGATTACGTACGACCCCGATTTTACGTGCATTGGCAAATGATCGGTGCGACCCGACACCGAAGAATGAATAGGCCCAATGTGAGGCTTCGTCGCTTTGACGCTTGGCATTTTCATCTTCGGCATTACAGGAGCGACTTTCGGCATTTTGCCACCCGACGCGTGAGGGTGGCGTTTAGCCATACTCAAAGCCGCCGCCACCGCCTGATTGTGCGGGTGACCAGAATGTACCATTTCACTAATATTAGTGGAAATCGTCTTTTGAGAGTGGCCTTTTTTCAGCGGCATGTCATCCTCACACGATTGTCCACACAGTGGGTGGGCTAATAGTTACTGTGGCACCCGTTTGAATTGTTATCGGACCCGCAGACATAGCGTTCTGATCGGTTGCTATATTGTAATCGGTAGTAATTGTCTGACCGTTTAAGTAGAAAATCTGGTCAGACCCACCGCCAACGGCGGCAGTGGTAGTGTTTCTGCTATCCGCAAAATAGACGTTTGTGCCGTCGGAGAAGATAAGACTTGCTATGCCTTGAGTAAGATATACGCCCTGACTACCTGAAGCGGCTGTCTTAGCATAAACCGCCGAGTACCCAGTGGTGTTGTTAATAACGATCCACATTCCAGTATATGTAGTAAGGAAACTGAGGGTAATAAGACCGTTATACGCAGTTATCGTTGTCGACAAAACCGTCTGCGATTTGTTAACAGTATACGTACCAACACCACCCGTAGTACCCGTTAGCTGGGCAACAATAGTGGTGCCGCTTGTAACATTTGTACCAGCCAACACAGCACTTACTGTTAAAGTTCCAGTAATAACAGCAGTAATCGTTAGAACGGTACCCGTAATAGAACCTGTGCCTACAAAGGCGGCTGTAGAGCTTGTGTTACCACTAAGTGTTATGCGCTGGTTAATAGCATCTACCTGACTAACCGACTGAGTGGTAGTAGACCCAGTAAATGCGTACGCGACATTGCCACCAAACGCCTTGTCGGCGATGTCCCAGTCGGCGTTAACGTTGTTACCCCATGTACCAATATTGTCACCGATAGCTGGCTTGTCGAAGCCTTTATTCGTGGTGTATGTCGATGTCATAACCGTTTCCTTAGTTTGGCGTATAACCAACGCAGAAAGTAATACTTGCGTCGGTTTTTAATACTAACCCGTTAGAGTAGGTAAGTCGTATATCTACATACGGTATAAAGTTCGAAGCATTTACGGCTAACGACGAGTATATCAGATTTGTTGCCGCCACACCAGCGGCTGTAGCCGAATCATATATGTAAACTTGGCCACTACCAGAAAATGAAGGTATTGATACTGAATATATTTTCCCACTGCCCGTTGTGATCAAAGTCGTAGTCGACGCTTGTATTACAGAGCTTGTAAGCAATGGGAAATTAGACTTAGTTACACCGTTGATAGCAACAACGCCGTTTTTCTGAGCAGTCAAAATGTCGTCTAAACTAGCCATTAAAACTTCCCATCTGCTGCTGAACGGAATCGAATATTACCAAGACGCCAAAACGTCTCAGCGGCATCGGTAGAATTAATGGTAAAAGAAAATAGACGACCACGTACTCTACAAGATATATACCCCTGAGAATTGGTCATCGCGTATGTGGTTGACGACGTTGGGGTGTCCGTCGGGTAGTCAGCAGTATTCAAAGTAACGTATACGGTTTCATTCTGAACCCCACCATACGTACCCCATTTCATATCGGGCCATATCTGGTCTATAAACGTTAGTTTATCCGCTTCTTGAAGCGCAAAATACCCCGTGGTGAAGGTGGCGTTTAATGGTTGACCTGCCGCGCTGTATCCTATTTCGTGTTGGTAGAGGTATTTGTCTACCCCAGCACCGATGGGAGTGCCAAGTACAGACTGATCAATCCAAGCGGTGCGGTCGAGAGAACCATAGTCCCAAACGCCCAATACGATGTTGTACTTAGCATAAGAATCTACTTCGGTACTGCTAGCAGACGGGTAGAACCACCACACTTCATTAAAAGAAGTGTTAGGGGCGCAGCGGATTTTGTAAGCGTAGCTTCTATTAATGTTCTGAAACACCACATCCCATATTGAGCAGTCTATTGGTGATGGGCCAGAACCCGTCATCTGAAAGAACTGATTCTGACTCATCCAGTACAGACTATTACCGAGACGACCCGCCGCTTTCTCACCAATAAGACCACAGTTGGTACTCACTTGGTTAAAGCTGTATACGTCTGGGAACCCTATATACTGCATCGTCCAACAGTCAAGATCAGTCCAGAAAATGGCTTGCTGAGCCGCTTGCATACCGCTAACAATTCTGCTGCCTGTCGTTAAGCGATAAGAACCCGCCTGATTAGTGGGGCTAGCGGTCCATACGTTATAGTCTTCAACGTCGCACCACCTGATCAACAGTGGATCCGAAAGGCCAGTAAACGTCGATCCCCAAGCTATCAATTGCCGTTGAGGCATTGCGACAAACACGCCCTGATTTTGCGTAGGCGAATTTTCAATATAACTAGCATTTTGAATAATAGAACCAGGTTCCCAAGAATACAAAGGACCCCCAACTGGGCATGCGATAAGAACCTCACCCCAGTTATCCAACCACCAGTCGGTGGCGGTAACGGCAGATCCCGCTGTCAAAGCACCGATCGCCGAGCCACTGTATGCCCCAGAACTATACGTTCCATCACTCCACCCAGTAGCTGGGGTGGGGGGTGGTGCGCTGTAGTAATAGGTAACGTTGCTTTGATTACTATTAAGGAACGATTCAGCACTAGACGTGGCGGTGTTTGACGCTATGAATTGAAAAGTATTAACATCTGAAACGGTAGATATGGTATACAAGCCAGACAGTGTTATGCCACCGATCGTTAAAGCGGCAGAGGATGGAATGTAAAGCCTTTGACCTTCTATATACCCATTAAGCGGAAAATACACGGATACCAGAGGGGACCCATTGGACACTATTAAGTATGGAGTTTGGGCATTAAATGTCGCGGTATGCGTACCACTACCAGCAGTTGAAGTATTAATATATGCGCCAGTTGGGGTGGCGGACACATTAAATGTTGTTCCACCACCAGCAAGGTTAGTGATGTTACGCACAAAATATGTGGTAGCAACAGTTAGACCAGTTGGCAACGCACCAGTGGTAGTGAACACTACCGTAGTGTTGGTGGGCGGCGCATATGTTACCGTGACTACTGCAGGAGAAGCGTTGGTTATCGTCGCTGTCGACGAGTTGGTGTATGTAGCGGCATCAGCAGACTGAATCTGATAGTTATTAGCGTCTGTTACCTGCGTTGCGGGGTAATTGCCGCTTAGTATGATACCACCAACAAAAACGGGGATGTTAAAATACACGCTGCTGTAGATGTTCAAGCTACTGCCAGTGTCGTTGACGGCAATAGTAGTACTGGCGGATGTAGTGGTTATGCCGTTTGCGAAGCTTGTTGTGTCGGTGCGCGGCGAAATGTCTCTTGCCGAAATGTTATTAATAGCATAAAGATTACTCTCTGCGCCAACACCTAGCCACGTGTTGGCGTTAGTATCTTCCCACGCCTTTAGTGCTCGGATTGTAGACCCAGACTGAAACGGCAATCCCTGAGGATACGCTTGCCAACCACCAAGCTTTTGCGGCACCGCACCACCCTTGTCGGGCAAGAACCGAATCAAATTGCAAGACGAAATACCCGCTTCATTTAAAGTTGGAGTCTTGGTGGTGTTTACCCCTGGAATTAATTTTAATGATGCGTGGGGCATTTTTAACCCCTAGTTGGAGAAGCGACGGGTGCGGGGGAATAAGATGTCCAGCCAGCTGACTGGAATTTCTTACGTGCTTCTTCCATACCAGATGATGCAAGAAGCAGCTTGTATTGACCCTCGTAACTCTGTGCCATCTGGGGGTCGTCGGCCTCTTTACCGAAATTGCGCTGGTACGCACTAACATAAATCATGCTAGCCATGATAAACAGGTCTGGAAGATATGTGCTGATAAACGTCTGAGCGTTAGTAGAAGAGAGACTAGCGGGACGAGCGGTACCAGTTACCAAAACGCTGTAGCTCTGACTAGGGTAAGGGCCAAAGATTAAGTATTGACTTGTAAGCCCCGTGGTCGCTTGGTCACCACCATACACTGCAAAAACGGACGGAACGCCCGTTGACGAAGAGTCGTTATATACATTCTGTATATACTCTTTGGTAACTGGGAGCACTGGCAAGTTAGCCGTGCCACTTGTCACAGCGACCGTCTGAATAGTAATAAAGTCACCAGTAGGTATGGTAAGTTGGTTATCACCACTCGTCATCGTGTAGGTATTAGCATACTGGGTTGACAAGAAATCCAGATCACGGCAGATGCGATTTTCTGCGTACGTGATCATCATAGACAAGACAGACTGAAAGTTAGGGTCAGTTGTAGGTACAACCGCCAGAGTAGCGATTTGACTGACGTAGGTAGAATATGTTAAACCCGTCGTCATTTTTCGACACCTATGTACGTTATACCAGAACTATATCACACGAACTTGTTGTAGGCAATTTCTAGCTTGGTGTCGTATTGATTTTGGGCGTACGAAGGGCCGTTGTAGCCCTTGGCAAACCCCGCCCAGTCTTTGCGTTGAATCTCGTCTAACAGACCAGCGGCCCTGATGAAGTTAGCCATGTGACGAAGCTGATTTACTTCAGACTCCATAGCTTGTTCCACCATTTCTTGAGCGGATGAGCATCCAGCCAGTTTGTAGTTATTGCCCATAATTTGACCCAGACCCCATGACACAGATCGCAGAGCAGCGTCCAGATCGATATCAACAGCGGCAGTAATCTCTGCGTAAACAGCGTCTGAGCCTTTTGGGTAAGGCTTTTCGCCCCACTTAGGGTAAGCGAGGCCAGCGTCGACAGCGAGTTGAAGGGCATCGGGTTTATCCTTTAACATTTTGTAAAAATAATGGCGTTCGAATAGAGCCTTAGGTCTCTTTGACTTGTCGAAGCCAAAACCACCAGCTTCAACCGACAACACGGCCCGAAGAGCCGCTGACTCTACACCAAGGGATTCTGCGGTATTGTCAATGTCGCCCACCTGCATCGGGGTGGCAGTGCCTACAAAGTTCATTTCTTTTCTCCCTGCGTCATTGCGTCGGTTTTCGCTTTGCTACCCGCCGACGAGCCAAAGTAGAATTGCACAATACCTGTCCAAGCCGTGCCAAGTGCGCCCAGCATGTATATCAACGTTTCGGACCCACTTGGAGGAACGCCTTTAATCAACAACCAAGCCAAGATGCCAAAGAACCCAAACGTGACCATAATAGCCATTGCGCGGGGGATCCAGTCATTGGTGTGCATCTGCATGCTTCGTGCAGAGTCACGGTCACCTGCCGCGATCTTTTCAAGATCAATATCCAATTCCTTCATTTTTAACTTGAAGGTGGCGTCTGTCTCTTTGAGCTTCTGCAATTGCTCTGGCGTTGCGCTCATTAGCGCGGCTGACACTTCGGATTCGTTTGCATCCTGATGACCAAACATCGCTTCCGAGAGCGTCTTCACCGCCAGTCCTGCGAGGGGACCACCAAGTGCTGTCGCCACGGTTGGTGCTACTTGGGCCAAAAGGCCACCGATTTTTGACAGGTCCATTCATTTCATCCCCAAAAGTATGATGCCTACACAAAAAATCACTGCAACCCCGAGCATAACGATAAGGGTGACAACAGTCGCTTCCCTGATTTCCTCCAGTTTAGCGGCCCTAGCCTTCTCATCTTCCCATCTCTGGCGTTCAATCTCTTTGCGGATGTTAATCACCTCGCGCTGGACCTGATCCCATGCAGCAAGACCGAATTGTCCCACAAACAGGTTTCTAGCTTTAAGCGTTAAATCGTATGCCTCCGCTTTGGCGGTGTACCGTTCAATGGCAATCTGCTCTGCGCTTTTGTCATTGAAAAAGGTCTTCTTAGGAGGCTCTGCGGCTATCTGTGTTAACTTGGCCAGACTGCCCCACAAATCGGACAAGTCCTTAGCCATATGCTGTATTTCTTTACCAGCGGATATGCCAGCTTTAATGCTAGAATACGCTACCTGTGCTACCGCTAGGACTGATAAAGGGTCCATAGCTTCACTCTTTGCGTAGTATTTCACGAGCCATGACGTATAGGCGATAAACTATTAGAATAGCACCTCCTATATGCAAGAACAAAAGTGCCCAATCGTTTAGCCCCACGGCCCACATGGGCATTGTCATAACACCACCTGCAACTGCCGAATCTATCATTAAATTGGTGCTATGATCTTGGCTCATGTTAGTCCTCGTCTGGCTCAGGCGGCTTAGGAGCCAGTTGGGTCTCGGCATCAATCTTAATGCGGTGGATCAGATCAGCCACATCCACATAAGGCCGTTGGCCCAATGTGGCGAGGATCAGGTTCACTTGTTCAATGGTCAGGGAGAGGTTGATCATTATGCAACCTCCGCAGAAGCTGTGTATGTTGCGGTATTAATACTGTACGTAGCAGCCGCCGCTGTTGTTACGGTAATAACAAACTTATCTTCTGTTATTGCGGATGCTACACCACCGCTGGCACTAGAATAAGTAAGGTTACTCAACGCAACTGTTGCTGGTGTTGTCCGCATAGTAACCTTAAATGTAATATCGTTTGCGTTCCAAGTGCCACTAGAAGAAGCATAGCGCGCGGCAGAGCTTCCGCCGTTTCCAGTTGTAAAATACCGCTGACACATTGATAACTGGTTGCTATATATCTGCCGTTCGAATGGCGTGGCAACAGAACCGACTTCAAGCTGTGCATTGCCAATCTGCCAAGTACCAGATGTCTGTGCGGCAACCGTAAACAAGATTTCAATGCCCGTTGTAGCAGCGGCAGGAACAGCAATGTTAACCGTATATTGCGTTAAAGTTGCTGTAACGGTAAACGTGCCAGTTGCAATCTGGGTCTTTGTTGGTGTCCCGATTGTGCCAAAAGTATCAGCGGTAGTGGTGGCGTATGAAGCTGTCCAAGTTACAGTGGTAAGCAGACTGTTGGCTATGTTCACAGATAAGGTGCATGTTTGCCCTGCAAGATCATACGAGTTCAACTGTTCAATGCGCTGACCAATGCCAACAGCAGTTACAGAAGCCGCGCCAGTGACTTGCAACAGGTTTTTATTGTTGGTTGCCCCTGCCACTTGTGCAGCAGTTACGTTTGCGCCAACAGAATATACAAACCAACGATCAACACATGGATAGCCCGTGTTTGTTGTTGGAACAGTTGTCCCTGCTGTAACGGTTGCTGATGTGGCGCGTTGGGCAACATACATATTGCCGTTGATGAGCCTGTTGCGGAGGAATGATGACCCCATGACATATGTGCCAGTGGTGGTTAGGTTGTTGCCTACCGTCACATTGCCGCTTCCATCCAGAGTGATGTTGTTAGTCGCCGACGCGCCGTCTTTGATGATTGTGGCTTGTAATGTACCCGACATAACGTAATCCTCTTATTCGTACAGGATGTTGATAGAGCCAGCATCAAATGTTGCCGTGCCAGCTGATGTAATTCGCACTAAATCTACAACTCCAGCCATCGCTATAACTCCAGCAGTAGTATCTTGCAAGTTAGTTACTGTGCCAGCCAAAATCCCTGTGCAAGTCCATGTATTACCAGTAATGTTTGTAATGACCAGATTACCAGTTGCCAAGTTAGCCGCTACGCCAAGAGCAACACACTCAAAACCGCTTCCGCTATATGCGTTAGTTGAAACAGCCGTTGCTTGCAATCTAGTTGATGAACCTGTGTATCCTGATGTTGTAGCAACACCACCTGTTCCCAATTGGACAGTTAGCTGATCAGTATTACTAAGGCTTACACCATTAAACATTACAGTAATGCGTTTCACCCAAGACGGGATGGACGTAAAATCAATGCTTGTGCCACTGGTAGATGCTTGTGCTGTTCTTGATACTAATGGATATAACGTGCCAGTTGCCCCTGCAACGGTGCTTGAACCAGTAATAGCACCCGTGACAGCAACAGTACCAGCAAATGTAGCGTTCCCAGTGTGGGAAGATGTACCAGTAACAGCCAAGGTACCCGCAACAGTGACGTTGTTAAGCGCATCCGTGCCAGTCGTGTCGGTGATGCCGTTGGTCGTGATACCAGTTGACCCGTTGATTGTAACTGCCATTGTCTTAACCCTTATGCGCTAGGTGCGGGTGGATTGGGATCGACAGGATGACCATCAACCCACGCCCAACCAATGCTGAAAATCTCGTCGGTCGTAACCAACTCACAACCGTCTGGCGGTGTGTATGGGGACACGCCGTCATAGTCGATTGCGTTTTCAATGATGCCGTCTTTAACGAGAAGATAATACATGATCATCACCACATTGTTACTTTAACACGCCCAGCACCACCAGCCGCGCCGTTGACGTTAGCAGAGGAAGAGGCACCGCCACCCCCGCCGGGTTGAGTTCCCGCAGTTGGAGTTGCGGCTCCAGTGCCACCATTTCCACCAAAAGTAGATGTTCCCGCAACTAAAAATGCCCCAGTAAGGCCCCCGCCGCCACCGCCGCCATAAGTTGACGATCCAGCACTTACCTGAACACCAACATCGGCAAATGTATATCCCGATCCATTCCCACCATAATGTAATGTTGGAAGTGGAGACGTTATAAATGCAGGGATACCATCTAGATATATCGCAACACCATTATATTTATTAGAAAAAGTAGTGCCACCGCCACCTGATACAACAGTAGTAAGACCCAGCCCCGTTTTTGATGCTGTGGCTGTGGCCGAATTATTCCCGCCACCACCACCATAGACAGTTACATAAGGTGATGAGCCAAATGATGTGGTTCCACCAAGACCCCCGACACCAGTTGCAGTTGCGCCAAGACCGCCAGCACCGACCGTAACGGTTTCTGTTGCGCCTAATGATGAAATTGGCACTGTTATAGATGTGTATCCGCCGCCGCCGCCGCCACCGTTTTGATTTGCGCCAGTATAGCGCGCGCCACCGCCGCCGCCAGCCCACACTTCAATCAGTGCCATAGTGCAACCGATAGCGTCCGTTGCTTTGGTCCATGTGCTGGAGGAATTATAGGTCAATACGGTGGTGTTTCCCGAAGTGCTTGCAAGCGTGATCGTCCCTGCACCATTGGTGACAGTGATACCCGTGCCAGCCGTGATGGTTGCGGCGGTATAATCCGTGCCATTGCCAATTGGGATTTGCCCATTGGTCGGAGCGGTCGTTGTGCTTTGCGCTACAAGTGCGCCATTGCTGGCTGGCAGGGTGAGCGTATTGCTTGCCGCAACAGCAGCAGCATCAATCTGCGTAAACCCTGAAGTGGACCCGTTGAGTTTGATAGGCATTAGACAATGCTCCAAGTTGAACCAGACGGAATGGTTACTGTCACACCGCCATTAACTGTAACAGGCCCAAACGTCCCAGCGTTATAGCTACTAGATATACTGTAATCTGCGGTAACTGTCTGTCCATTTAGGTAGAAAATCTGATCGGTACCACCACCAGTAGCACCACCACCAATAGTTCCCCAAGCCGTGCCATTGTACCCTTCAAACCCCGTGGTGGTAGTGTTAAACCGAATCATACCCGTAGACGCTGTTGGTCTGTTAGCTGTGGTGCTTGCTGGCAGAACAATTGCACCCGTAGTTGGAAATGACACAATACCCGTTGTGGCGACACTCAGCGCAGTGGTAGCCCCGTTATTACCAACCTTAAAGACAATGCTGTCAGACGAGCCAACACCAGTGGTGGACTGCAGGGTTAGAGTAGAGCTAACCGCCGTGCCGCCATAATGATCCGCCGCAGTTAACGATGTTAAGGTGGGGGTAGCAGAGTATGCTGGAGCAACACCAACGCCACCAGACACAAGCACCGATCCCGTGGCAACATCAGCCAATTTTGATAGCGTTGTTGCACCAGAGGCATACACTAAGTCGCCAATTGTATAAGACGTAAGGCCAGTGCCGCCATATGCGGCACCAATTGCGGTTGCATTCCAAGTACCAGCTGTTACCGTTCCAACGCCAGAAATACCAGTGTATGATCCACTAATACGGGCTGAATCTATAACGCCAGAGGTAATCGCAGACGCGTCGATAGCGATAGATGTATTAGAGGCCGCTGTAAGCTGACCCTGCGCGTTTACGGTATATGTAGGAACAGACGACGCCGAACCATAACTATTGGCAGTAACTGCTGTGTTAGCGATACTAAATATCGTGCCAGCAAGACTAAGACCCGTGCCAGCGGAGTACGTAACTGCTGCACCGAATTGAACAAATGTTATCCCAGTTGTTCCAACAACAATAGGAAGCGGTGTCTGCTGTACCCAAGAAGTATTAGCATTAACAGAGCCGTACGCGATGTAAAAGAAATCACCCTGATCAATTTCATTGGTGCCACTCCCGCTAGTATCATAATCGGTGGCACGGATCATTGAATATGGAGTACTAGCACTACCAGCAGCTGTTAGGACGTACGCCCCGTTATAAGGAGCGTTACCCACTACTTCGTTTTTTACAAGGATTCGAACAGCATTGGTAACATCCGTGGCAGTAAACGTGTAGCCGTCAATTACCAACACGCCGTTGGCGGTTGCGACGATCGTAGCACCAACACCACTAGAACCGTTATTATACGTATATGTAGGTAGCGCGGTGGTAGTAGCATATTGGCAAGCAGGGTGAAAGTTAATGCCATTGGCTACAGAGTCAACATACCCTTTGTTAGCAATATCGGTGCTATTAGACGGCGTTGTGCTGATCGTCCCAGTGGTAAGCGTAACAGCATCAATAGTGGTGTTAGAAGCCGCCGTAAGCTGCCCCTGAGCATTGACGGTAAACGTACCGACCGACGACGAAGTGCCGTACGACCCAGCAGAAACAGCTGTATTAGTGATACTAACTGTGCCTGTGCTGGTGATCGGGCCACCAGAGAGGCCCGTACCAGTGTTTATCTGAGTAACAGTACCGATACCCGCACCACTAGCGGCCCAGTTAACGGTAGTCCCAGTAGATGTAAGAATAGTATTAATCGCGCCAACAGGAAGCTTAGTTAGCACATTGGGTGCGCTGGCGTACAGCAAATCACCAGTATTATATGTAGAATACCCAGTACCACCGTTGTTATAACTCAAAGTGCCAGTGACACCCGTGGTCAATGGCAACCCAGTAACGTTCGTCATTACCCCTGACGATGGTGTGCCGAGGTCTGGAGTAATAAGTGTAGGAGAGTTATTAAGGACAACAGACCCAGTGCCAGTGCTGGTCTGAACCCCAGTACCACCACTTGCTACATTGAGCGTACCACCAACAGTCACATTACCAGTGGTACCATTCGATGGGGTTAACCCAGTGGTGTTGAAGCTGATACTGTTAACGAAGCTACCCCCAGTAGTAAGGGTATAAGTAGCTATTTGGTCAACAGTAATATTAACAGATGTAGAAGCTTGAACAGCAAGAATCTGCTCATCACCGTTAAGAGATGTCGCAGCGGGTAAGTTTGGTATCGTAATATTAGCCATACTACACCTGCGGTATCTGATCGTATCCGTATGGTAGTCCTACATTTGCCGTTCTTATCAGGGTAGTTGAAGTAGCAAAACTGCCTGACGGGACAACGCTTGGGGTAATGTAAGTAAACACCATAGGATTCGTAACGGTAACACTATAAAAACCCATAGCCAGTGGATTTGTCAATCCTTCGACGGCCACTTGGTTATTATCAGATAGACCATGCGCTGAATAGCATGTAACGGTTACAGTAGTGGTGCCAGTAGATGTCACCGACAAGTATGGAACGTTTACCCCATAAGCCACTTTTCCCTGTAACGGCATAATGGCATTAATGTCAAGGCCAACTGGAGCACCAATAGGCTGAGGGTTATAGTTAACATTGCTGCTATTAACAATATGGGTGGTAGATGGTATAGGGATACCAGTAACAGGGTCGATTACAATAGTAGTAGTAGTTATATAGTCAGTCTCTGCCTCGGCATAAAGCTCTACACGAGCGTTTATAATAGGGGTAGGGTCTGCTGGAACAATAATAGCGCGAAGCTGCTCTTGAGGAGTATCATTGCACGACTCGCACACCAAAATGCGCTTATTAATGAGACTTACACCTGCCCAATCAAACTGCCACGATAGGTTAGTATGGTTGTAGAGGAATCCACAGCGATCGCATACACCAAACGCCTGTGGATTTCTACTATCTACCCTAGCGCGACCGTGCGGTCTCATCTATAGTACCCCGATACCATTGGGCTAATGTACATGGCGACGTTTTCCACGTCCTGAGCGGCGGCGATACTGTACGACTCGTCGGCCACAGCCTTAAGAGCGGCGGCGATAGGCGGTGACCAAATCTTGGCCAGACGATATGCCAGACCGTCCGCAAATGCTTCTAGCCAACGGTACGGAATTTCAACCGTTTGGCCATTTGTGAAATTAGAATCCTGTACCTGCCTTACACGGTAATACTTAAGGGTATACGTACCAGTGGCTGGTGGAACAGGCCACAAAGTGATAGTCGGGGAAACAAGGCGGTCAAACCAGAACACCGTAGGAAAGCCTTGCTGCTCTTTATTAGGGTAGGAAGCATACTCCGTACGGCTTACTGGCATAATAATACGGTCGATCGGTTGGCTAGAAGAATCTATCTCAACGTACGCATCGAGCACCATTACGGTGTTGCCGTCAACAGCGTAAGTAGTCTGGCCTTGGATTAAAGGAACAGACACAAGATCGACCGCCCACAGATTGACCCCTTGGTTAGACCAACGGGAAAGCATCAGATTGGTGGCCATACGGGCGGACACCATATGCTCTTGTGCCAGCGAAGTGTTGCGTACCCCGCATACATTGTATGCGTAGAGTGTTAACTCGCCAAGGGACGGGTTAAATGCATAGGTGCCGCTCGTGGTCATGACGACTCCTTATTAGAATACGGTATTGGTGTCGTTAGCAATCAACATAATGTGCATTTCTCCAGTCATCAAAGCGACGCTGCCCGTCGACGCAGCACACTTCATTTCGATGTCGGTCTTTTCGAGGACCACAAGAGGAGTGTCAAAGTGACGATCGAAAGCATTGCCAGAGTTCATACGAGCAGACGCTTCGATTACTGGGATAGACCCAGTATACGCAATAAAGAACCCAGAACACGCAACAGGTGTCGCGCTTGCATATGCTGAAGTAAACGCGTAGCTGCTAACAAATGCCGTGTAACCAGCAGGAACCGTAAAAATTGCCGTTGTTGAATTGTTATAACCAATAGTAATCTGGCCGTAGACATTAGCGGGAGTACCCGTGGTAACCGTGCCAGTACCAATAAAAATAGTACCAACTGCCGTGTTGCCGCTACCAGCAGTCAATACTTCCATACCGTTAATGCGAAGGTAGCTGTTAACGGTGCTTACTGCTGTTTGACCATTCAACGTAACTGTCTCAGAGATCACGCTGTAGCTAGCGTCCAAGCCCCTGATTGATACCGTTCTTGCCCCAGTGCTAGCAGTAGGGGTTCCTTTATCAGTTGCGGAAGTGCTAGAAACGGTCATCACGGATGCCGACGCAGGGAAGGCGTACGTTGTGGCATTATTCCAAATTGTTCCAGGAGTAGCAGGAACGCTGTTATTAATACCAAATTGAAAAACGTCGCTGTGGTTAGTGATCTGGTCACGAGCGACTTGAAGATCAAACTGCTCGTTCTTGCCGAGCTGAGTCATTGACGGCCAATTTACGCCAGTCCCATATATCGTTGCCATTTTATCTGCCCTTTTTCGCTACAGCGGTGTTATCAACAAGGTTTGGGTATGGCCTACCAGCGGCACGTGCACGAGCTTTCGCAGATTGTATTTGCTTTTTTACCAAATGCTTTGATTCGTGGTCTTTAGGTAATTTTTTATCCCAGAATGGCTTTTCCATTAATGGCAACCCCATTTTCTGAGAGATTTATTGATCCTGCTATCAGGATCAGCGGCAGCTGCCGAACCAGTAAGCTTGCGTTTTTGCCCAGTCATACGTTCGCAGAACGATTTATGGCGGGGGTTATCAACGTCTTTGGTTGGAGCTTTTAAATTATGACCTTCAGCACGAGCGGACTGTCGGCCTCGCTCGTTAAGACCACCCGAAGGACTCTTACCCTCTTTACGCGTCCAAGCTGCAGTCATGACACCCTCATGTGAAAAAACGGGGAGGTATTACCCTCCCCGATTGCTAAACCGATCAGCAGTTGGCGTCAGATTCCATATCAAACTTGCGACCAGTAGGTTGAGTACCCTTGCTAGCCGAAGAGAGAGGATTATTTTCTGCACCAGTACGACCGCCCGACTTGCGAGGCTTACGACCAGCGTGTTGATGAGCACTGTCACCATTAATTTTACCCACGTGCTTCATGTGAGCTATTTTAGCCGCGCCACCCAGCTTGCGCTGTTTAGCCGCTTTAGCAACATTAGAATTAGCACCAGCATAGACATCGCTAGGTGCTTCGTCTTTTGCAAAATTCCCACGAGACGGAGATTCAGCTTTACCACCTTTTGCGTGTGCGGCGTGGGGGTGGTGGTGGTTTTCCTTATGACCTTTCATGGTCTACATCCTTACGCTTGAGTTACGCCGAACAAGCCAGCAATGCTGCCAATGTTCGAGACAAGTGGGGTTTGACGAACCATCAACCGTTTAGCGGCATCAGAAGCGGACTGCAGTGCGTAGGTTCCGCGAACGTCACCTGTAGTTGCAGTAGCTGGGCTGGTGGTAACAGCTGCGACATAACCCGTGCTGGCCGTGATTCCAGCGGCATTGTAGTTGATCACTACGTCGCCAAAGTATTCAGAGCGAAAAGGGAAGCCGTAGATGTCAGTCGTGCCAACAGAGTAGTTCTGAGCATTAGTAAATGCAGGAATAACCGATGCAATATACTTAAATGCTTTTTTACCGTTGACGGTGGTTGCCGAAGCAGGAGCAGCAATAGTTTCGGTCATTGGTACGCCGTAGATGTCGTAACCAGAAATCGTAATATTACCACCTGATGCCGAAGCAGAACCAGTAACTGCAACAGCACGACCGATCAAGCACTGTGGGTTCCAGAAAGAAACACCAGTTGAACCTGTTTGACCAGCAATGCCGAAAGGCTGAAGCAACGCGGCAGTACCAGTCATAAGACCTGTGATCGTCGTCGAAGAAACCGTTGTCGACCCAGCAACAGTGTAAGTGCCAGCACCGCCAGACGGACCCGTCAATTGGCTAGTGATTGTGGTCCCAGTCGTCACACCAGTGCCAGAAAGTGTCATACCAACCGTAATCGTACCAGTGACGGACGATGCAGTCAGTATGCTACTTGCCACAACACCCGTAAAGGATGCGAGGCCATCCAGCATAAGCAGGCCAGTTGCAGGAACACCAGTATTAAAATTGGTGCAATTTTGGCCGACAGACACACCCGTTGACGTGGAATTGGAAGAAACCAGCGTCATGGCCGTGCCACTTACCACGTTGGCAGCAGCGGCAATAGCCGAAGTGCTCAAAGCGAAAGGTGCGTAGTTTAGAGTAAGAATGTCACCAGAACCTAGAAACCCACAAGTAAGAGACGTTGAAGATTGACCAGGAACATAAGTAAAGCCGATGCGGGGATCAAGAATCCCCGTACCTGCATAGAACATGGACGGGCCAAGATCAGGATTGTATTCAAGAGCAAACGCCGATGGCGTCTGCCCGAAGACAATGGCTGGACCAGAGAAAGCTGTAATGGACATGGTACTTTCTCCTTGGCTTACGAGGTTGGGAATGAACCGTAAATTGAACGCCAGTTAAAATAACCGAACGAATAACGCTCATAACCCTTGACCAGCAAGTTGTCGGTGACGAAATCTACCTGCATGTCAGTTTCGAACTTCACGCGCTCCATGTAAGCCAGACCTGCAATGTTGGTGAGCAGGAACCAAGCGTAGCTAGAAGTCAAGAAGTCGTTGGTCATGTAACCTTCTGGCAAGCCGCCAGCAGTGGTCATGATAGCGTTAACATCGTTATCTGCAGTTCCTGGGCGCAATTCGGTCTTGGTAAGGCGAATAGCAACTGGCTCCAAAGCAGGAGGAACGATCAATTTACGGCCACGTGCGAAAATCTTCAGACCAGCCTGATCTTTGAAGTTCGTACGGATTGCGATCATCGCATTCAGCAACGTAGCTTCGTTTAGATCGACCTGAGTCGTTGGGGTGTTCGCAACGGTACCGCCATCGATAGGATGTGCAGTGGAGCAGAGAGCCACACCGTCACCGCCGATCGACGCGTTGTACGTCGTAGCTGTGTTGAGGATGTTCGCACCATAGATCTCCTTGGTCTGATGGAAGGACTCCGTAAGACCGAGATTGGATGGGGTGAACTGAGTCTTGTAGACGTTATCGTCGATTGCCTTACGAGTGATCGCGTAACCCAGAGCCAATTCAGCATGCTCTTGGTTGTAGACGTAGCGTTCACCTGCGCCGTTGTCGAACGACGTCTGAGCACCTTCAGTCTTAAGCTGAGCCAGACCGAGGTAGCGCATTTCGGCAGTACGTTCCAAAGCAAGCTTTGAATCGTATTTCGCGAAGATTTTGTCATACTGACTAGGAATCATCTCGTACTTGCCTTCGACTCCGCGAAGACCAGGAAGGAGAAGATCCTTGATTGCTGAAAGATTGACAGCCATTGTACCTTACTCCTTATTAGATACCTGCAAGACCACGTTGCATCGAGTTATTAAACCCAACGACGATCTTGTTGTACGCGGTTGTACTGTCGAAACCATTGCCACCAGCCAGAGGGCTTATACTACCGACTTCGTAGTTGGCAAAACCGACAATGCGGAATGGAAGGAAGTTGTTAGATGCAGAACCAGCACTTGAATTGGCGATCAGTGAATACTGGTCGGCAAAGAAAGAAGAGAGACCGTTGGCGGTGTTGCCATTGGTTTCGCCAGCACTAGCAGAGTCATTAAAGTTAAACGAAATGTTCTGACCAATAGACGCCAAGCCAACTGCAGATGCAGTGGTGTTGGAGTTACCAGTCTGAACGATGAACCGAGCGTTTGGATCAGTGATGATGTACGCGGTAACGTCGCCGTTGGCGTCGGAACCAGGCCAATAATTCGACCATGTAGTGCGCTTTTGAGAAGTTGACAGGTACTTACAACCAGCGAAGACACCAGCAACTGGGACGTAGCAGGTAACTGTACCCGATGCGTTCGAGGTAATACTTGGAGTCTGCAGACCGTAAGCAGCAACAACCGCAGTGGTCGTGGTTGAAGATGTAACTTGGTAGGTACCGTTAAGGTTAACACCCGATGCAGTGGTAGAGCCAGTGATCGTGATGGTAGAACCAATAGGTGGCGCAAAAGCGTTAGGCGAAGAGGGCAAGTTACCGCTGGTCGAAGTAGTAGCAGCAGTAAACGTAACCGTTAGAGTGCCAGCGGCACTGGTAGCAATGCCAGTTGCACCAACCGTCAAAGCGACGGGTCCATACGCTTGGTTAATGTAGCCAGTGCCAACACCAGTGGTGCTAGCGGACTGAACCACAGGATCTCCGAAAAAGATCGGTGTAGCGTTAGCAGAAGCAACAGCAGCGACGACCTGCTCATATGTAGGAGCAGAACCAGTCCCCTGATATTGCTGAAAACCGTTGGGCGCGAAAACGTTCGCCATGGCGGGATTCTCCTTTTGATGGGGGTGACCCCATACTCGCGTCGTGCAAGTGGGGGACCGATTAAATTTTAGCCTCTCGCGTCGTGGAGAGGATCTTTCCTAATGCGGCCCCCGAACCTATCAGTTACTGGGGATCGCCATTGGCTCGTATCCCTTTTTGATGGTGGGACGAGCATTAGGGTGGTCGCGGGTCATTGTACCCTCTGGCGCGCTTGCAAGCTGTTGTTCTTTAGAACGAACCTGCGCACGAGCTTTACGAAGTTCAACACCTCTTGCCTCATCTGTCAATTCCCTAGGACGCTCCATCAAAATGAGACCATCACGCTCGATAGTCTCATACTTTCCAATAGGCATCATTTCGGGGTGACGGGTAGCTGGTACTGCCTCCCAACCCTTGCGGGACAATTCGACTTCATATGCGGGATCAGTTTGGCCATATACAGTCTTACGTTTCCACTCGTAGGACCATCCTTCGGGTATAGTGTTAGGGTCGATCCGAAATCGATCGGTGCCGTCCTCCATACCGTTATCGCCGAGATTTTGACGAACCTGTTCCGCACGAACACGAGCGCGTTCTAAAGGATCGTCGATCTTTTCTGGGCGCATTGAAGGGCGTTCTGGGCCGTCTTTCATCAGGTCTTTAGACATTTTGTATCCTCTCTTAATTCAATTTACCAGCGCGTTGAAGGTCAAGCTTGTTCTTAGCATACTCTTGGTAGGTCATACCAAGTGCTTCAGCCGTTTCGCGCTCTGCTTCACTAAGACGAACCACATTAGGACGGCTAGAACCAGTTGTAGAAGCCGACCGAGACACTGGAGCGGCCATTGGAGCCGTTTGACGACCACCAGAAGCAGCTTGAGTATCTTCCGAACGCCCACGGGGTACGTAAGAGTCGTTACCTTCAACGCCAAGGGTATTCTCGATGAAGCTAAAATACTCTGGAGTATCTTCAACAATGCCGCGACCCTTTGCGAGGGTGTGCGCACCAATCATCATCTGGTTCATATTAGGGTTGGTAACGTATTCAGGATGCGCCCGAATCCACTTGGCAGACTCGTAAGACAACCGAGAAGCAAACGCTTCAACTGGATCGCCGTTGTGATAGGACGGAACCTCTTGACGAGGCATTTTTTCCATCTCAGACTTGCCTTCTTCAAGCCGTAACAGCTTAGAAGTATTCTGAGACATTTGCTCTTGTATTTCTGCGGCCTCGCCATAATCACCAGAAGCCAACGCATGCCTATAGTTAGCCTTAAGAATAGACACGTCGCGCTTCACAGTGTCGATCGCGTTATTTAGAAGATGCATGTTGGTGTCGGTAACTTCATTCTTAGCCGACATAGCAACCGTTTCGGCGTCTCTAGCGCGTCTTTCGGCCTCTTGACGCGCCCTCTCGACACTTTCAAGACGATCTTTAAGCTCCGAAAGGGCCTGATCTACATCAACTTGGGCCTTTTTGGGCTTTTTATCTTTACCTACCTCGATTTCAAGTACCGAATCGTTAACTACCTCTGTAAAGTCCTCTTTAGGAAGTTCTACTTCAATGTCATTCATTTTAGTCCCCTATCAAGTATTGACGTTGTATTTTACCACACAAGGTCAGGATGTGGAATTATGCCTCTAACGTTAACGTCGTCAACAATTCGACAATAAGCGTCGTTAATCTTCAACTGCCACCCGTCGGACGGGCGGAATACCACCCACTGCAAGGGGTCAACGTCTTCACCGTTAAACCACTTCTTTTCGGGGTCGTAAAACGCCGAAGGACCTTTCTTAAGCACCAGACCGACTTTTCCCTGCCACTTGTCCTCGTCGCGAGTAGCTCCTGGAATCATAATTCCACCGCTAGTGCGTTCTGGACGAATGTAAATACCTACAAGCACCTGATTGCTAAACAGCTTAAAGTCGCTAATATCGCCAACACTTTCCACAAGATCGATCCGTGGATCTTTCTCGTGCTTCATACGCAGTAAAGATGACATGTTATTTCCCCTGTTAGATGTCTTCTTGCACGGTTTTACGTGCCTCTACCAATAGCTCATCAATGAGAGCTAACCCAGCGGCCATCCCCGCTAGATACTTGTACTGTGCAAAATCGGCGAGACCGCCGTACACCATGTTGTGCTTGATTTGGTCGATATTAGCCTGAATATACTTACGTAACTCAGCCTGAATTCTGTCGTTAAACGTCTGACTCATAAGATTGCCCTCTACAACCCCCTCTGGTGTGAAGGCATTGGGGTAGCCAGCCAGAGGGAACTGACTACCCCCGCCTCTGCAAGGTCGCGTTAGCGTCCGAGAGAACGTTTTGGAGGAGTGGCACCGTACGAGTCTATTTTCTCGATACGGGCGTTACCACCACCAGAACCTGTGGTAATAGGATACGAAGTCCTACCACCGTGTTTACGCCCCATTGGAAGGGGAGGAGGACCACCTGCGCCACCACCCATTGCACCCATCGGTACTGGGAAAGGCATTGGCATACCACCCATTGGCATACCACCCATCGGAGGACCGCCTGCGCCACCCATTGGGGGAGGAACAGGAATTGAACGAGGGGGCATTGTTGGGGGAGGCATGGCACCCGCGCCACCACTAGGAGCGATGTTAATGTGGATGTTAGTCTTTCCACCCTTACCCGCCTTACCGCCCGTAGCCCGTGCAATGCGGTCTCCCTTGGCTTCTGCCGCGCCGCCTTTGGCGTGGTTAGATCGTTTCATAGCATCAGACTTAATCATCTGCTTGATTAACTTACGATCTTCAGTGATGTCTGGATGAGCCGCACCACCGCTCTTCATACCGTCTAGATCAGACGAACCACCATGTTTAAAACCTATCGCCTTAGACAAACGCGACGACACACCGCCCCTTGATGGAATAAGACCTGAAGGAACACCAGCGCGGTTAGAAGACTCCATCTGCTTCAACATGGCGGCGCGAGGATCACCAGTCATACCGCCATGTTCTTTTTTGGTGCGACCACCACGATTCTTGTCGTCTTTGTCACGCATAGAATTTAATGCCATTGGGATCAAGCCGCCCATAGGGCCGCCAAGTATACCACCAATCTTCTTCTTTGTACGGCCACCAGCCTTTAGATTAGAGTAACCTGTCTCTTTAGCGGTGTTTTCGTACTTACGAACGGCTTTACGCAATGAATCGTCGTTGTGCTGGCTGTCGGACCTGTAATTCATGCCCTGATCAACGCTATCGCGACGATCTTTTTCATACTCGGTGCGCTCCGAACGCATACCACCGTTGGCCTTATGAATGCGACCGCCCTTTTTCAACGCACCGACGGGGTGACGATTAGCACCTTCGCGGGACTTATTAGCTTCTTTAACACTACGATTAACCAGTGTGTCGGCAGAAAGGGCTTTACCACCATGTTGGCGCGGCTTCTTACCAGCATGCTGGTGCGCTTTGGTGCCTTCCGAGTGCGCCACTTTTCCACCGCGCTTAAATGCGCGCTTAGAAATAGGCCGCAAACCAGTCTTAACTTCGGGGTTCATAAAATCGGGCGGGGTAAAAGTAGACGAATCTACTTTCTCGCGAGGATCGCCACCACTAAGCCTTTTAGCCTTCTCCATCGCGGCTTTCCGCGACGATTTACGAATCATGTCCATGACAAAGGTTCCTTGTATGCTACTAGTTCCTAGGCGATGCAGTAGCGAACATCGTGCCAAAGCATTTTACTACACGGAAGCTTTTTCGTCGAGTTATTTTCTACGGATAACGTCCATAGCTCTATCTACAATTCCACCATCTTCGTAGCCAACATGCCCACCACGCATATATGCCTTTTGCCCTTTGAGGATATGCTCACGCATCTTATCGGTGATAGGCAGGTGGAGCATGTTAGGCAAAGAGTTGGTTTGCATTGTCCCCAGCTTCACATCCTTATCATAACCTTTGGCCAATTTTTGCAACTGTGTCGGCACGATCTTGTCGTAGTAACCCTTCATGCCTCCGCCACCAACAACTAGATCATTTGTTTTTAAAGAATGGACTCCAAGATTATTTGGCTCTGTTGCAAGCAATTTTTTCGCAACTTCTTTACCAACCATTTCTGGTAATTTAGATGGGTCTGTTTTTTGATTGATTGCTGGCTTTCCATTCAAATCAAGAGCCTGCAAATACCCAGTGTATGGGTTATATGCAATTTCTGAAACGGATTTACTCAAATTATACCGCTTGGCCTGTTCTTCGCCAGAAGTAAACACCACACCTTCATAACCGCCTTCTGCGGCTTCCTTCATAACACGCTTCAGCGCAAGGTCGGTCCAACCCTGTGTGCTAGTGACGTAAGGAGCTTTAACTGGCCCTTCGGCTTCCCCCCAATCCAAAAATCGGTTGTCAGGGTGGTTTAATACAAACTTTTTAGCTTCTTCGGGCGTCTTAAAGCTATCAAGAACTTTTCCCGTTTTGGCGTCAAATGCTTGGTATGGTTTTTTAAGGTCATAAAATCCTTTTTCGCGTCCTTCCTGCCCCCAATCGGATTGCAGCTCTTCAACATGCAAAAGTTTCTGGCCGTTCGGACTAGTACGATCAGACATGCGAATATGAGCTAGCACGTTGGGGTCGTCCCAATGGTTGGATAGATACAAGCCTCTATCTGGTGATGACAAATACTGTTTGCGTTGCTCATCAGTCATGCGATCCCAAACTTCTGGGTCAACGTATGATTTTGCGCGGTTTAACTTTTCTTCAGGACTTTCCGCATATTTTAGCAACACTTCACGATAGTTTTCACCGCCAGGAATGGTTCGGTCACTGTATCTAGTTAGCGACCAACTTTCTCTTGACCGAACATAACGGTCTAATATTTCTGGATTTCCACCAATTAAATAGTTTGCGCGTTCTTCGTCATTTGCAAAATCATAAAAACTTGGACGATTATGGAACCCTTCAAAAGAATTTTCAAAAAGATTTTTATCTCCAGCAATTTTTGATGCTGCTTCAGCCATTTGATCGAAAAAAATATCAATATTTTGTTCGCCTGTAAGTATTTTCTCTTCAACCTGCGGCATGCGCTCTCTAAAGTGCTGGGCAAGCTCTTCCTTGGTCACAGATGGGCGACCTGCGAACTTCTCTTCAAACCCTTCTAGCTCGACAGGTTTAACGCCATACTTGTCAAATAACATTGCGCGCATTTGCTCAGGTGTGCCTTTGGCCTGTGGCAAACCCTCAGCCATCTCTGCTGCGTGGCTATATAGACCAACAGGCGACAAGCTACGGGTTGCAGCCTCGACAGGTTTAGGCGCAGCAACGTCCCTTGCTATTGCTCTGGGGGCAGCAAGAACGTCTTTAGCGGCCCCTACAGCGGCTTTTTCACCCGCGCCGACAAATGGGAGTGCACTCAGAGCGGCCATTGACCCCTCTAGAGCGGCCTCGCCATAGTCACCACGACCAGCGGCAGACCCTGCGCGGTACGCGGGGCTAAATCCAAGTATTTCGGCGGGTAAAGCTGCCGCTTCTTGCAGTTTACGAGTACCCTCGTTGCTCATACCGAGCTTGTCCGCTAGCTGTGCGGACCATTTGTCGGTGTAGTCCCTTGGCCCTTGAGGATCCGATGGGCGAATCGTATCAATAGCAGAGGGCGAAGGAAGGGTCATACCCCTGCTTTCGGGCTTTTCTTCGGGCCTATTGGCACCGTTTAATCTACTAAGAACGTAGTTGTAGTCGTCGTCGGGCGCAGGCTGGGGTTCTTCTCGGTTAGAGACATACACGTCTCCCATTGGAGACACCGCTCCCTCATTAGCATACCCACGACGCACCGAGCCGCCCTTGCTAAGCGGTTGAACAGGTGGAACCATATACGACGATGGTATAACAGCGGGTACTGCAGGGGTGAAAGTAGCCCCAGAACCCACTGGCAGATAGCTCATGTCGGGTTTTACGAAGTTAAAGTTGAGCAGAGGCATTTTTTCTTCAACTTCTTTTTCCTCGACTGGTTTTTCTTCGGCAATTGGTTCTGAAACAGCACCATCGTTTCCACCACCACTGCCACCGCCAGGTTCGGTTCCGCCACCCATATCAACGCTATTACTATCGTAAGATGGGTCACCAACGCTGCTCCCTTGATAGTCGCCAGTATCACCACCATTACTATCGTAAGATGGGTCACCAACGCTGCTCCCTTGATAGTCGCCAGTATCACCACCCTCTTCAAAATGCTTGCGCACTTCTCCACCAGCCTTCTTGGCCTCAGCGTCGCCTTTTTGCCATTTTAAGTGCTTCTCTAGCTCGTCGGCGACGTATTTAGAGTCATCAAAAATATCCCCGCCTTCGGCGCGACCCTTGCGATTAAGAACGTCCTTCGCGATCTTCAAATGGTAGCTGGTCATTCTATGGTACCTTGAGGGTTAGGTGCAAGGGCGGGTTCATTAGATTCTAACCGCTGAAGCATGCTAGGATCGATTATCGAATTAGCAATTGCCAGCCCTTGCGGGTTCTGCATAGCCTTTTCGGCAAATCTAACCGCCGCGAGACGTTCACGACTTTCTCTGTCGCGCTTGCGGTTGATGGCGTCGATCACAGAATCCTGCGCTTTAAGGTCCATCTCTTGCTTCTTTTGCCCGATTTCGGCGACTTTGATCTGCTCTTCGACGCTTGGCGGGGCCGACTGGCCCTCTGGACCCATCAGACCACCGCCCGAATTAACCATTGCGCGGGATTCAAGCTCCGCTGCACGTGCTTTGGCAACAATTGCGCGGGACTCGGCGTCCTGCTTCTTGATCTTGATCTCTTCGATGCCCTTCATGATCTCTGGTGGTGGGCCTTTCGACCCGTCCTGAGGTGCCATAAACTGCTCTGGATTATCCCAGCCAGATGCCTTGAGGGCCGCAGTATCCACCGCAACTGGGTCGTAGAGGCTAGGATTGGCCGCTTGCAACTGCTTCAGTGCCATCACCTTCATCAGACGATGCACGTGCGAAGATGTGTTGGGGTCTGCTTGAGGAATAAGATCGCACATGTCGAGTGCTTTTATAAACTCTGCCTGTGACCAAGGGCGCGAAGGACGATCGTTAAACTGCCAGAAGGACTCAGGATTGTCCCTAAAGCACTGTGCAAGTAACTGGAATTCCAATGACTGGGCCGAGTGCATGCGCTTGTGCACCGAACTAAGCACTTTGGTAGCTTGCTCGATCAGTGCGATGGTTGTGCCAACGGGTGCTTCTTGCTTTCCCTCGCCCACGGGCATTTCGGCGGTCCCACCAAGACGCTGGCCATACTGCGACATGTTCTCGGACAGGTTCATAAGGGCCTGAGAAGGCTCTTTGTATGGCAGAGGCATTACCGCTTGGCTGATCGGCATGCCACCCGTCTTAATTAAAGCTCCACCTCCTGGTGGAACACGAAAAATGTTACTATTCTGACGACCACCAGCATCGGCGTACAGGAATCCTGGGAATGACGCGTACATCCCTGCATCAAGCAATTCGCGCCACGCAGCAGTAATTGCGTTTGTCGTGTTACCCAGAATGTGCAGCAGACCGATTGGGTAGAATCCCATGCCTGGAATAAAAATGTAGCACACAAAGTTCTGGCGCGCCACTGGCATGTCCTTGGTAACTTCGTCGTAATTTCTTACTACCGAAAGGACCTGCTTAGACGTTGCATCGACCGTCACGCGATACGGAATAGACAGTCCAGTACGCTTTCCCTTATTCTTATGTTCGTAGCCCTTAATGTCTAATTCGCAGTAACACTCTAAAATCTCGCGATCGCGGTCTTCGGAGTTATCAACGCTTGAAGAGACCCCCTGCACTTGGTCTTTCTGCAATTTAATAGGGTCAAGCTGTGTTGGAGAAGGCGATCCAAGCTCCACGTCGCGGTACACGCCTAGAATCTGCATGCGCTTGACGGTATTTTGGCTCATCATAATACGATGAGTAACGCGCTTGGCACTTTTCAAGGTAGTTGCGTTGTTCGAGACGATTAGATCGTCGGATTCTACCGTCTCCGAGACGGGCCGATTGCGCATCGGACAGAAGTAAACCTTTTTAAATGATATTCCGCTAAACCCTAGCATGAACAACATGCGGTCAGTGTCGGGGTAATACTCGTCGGCGGTGACGGTCAGATAATGGTTAAAGTCCTTTTCGAAATGATCGGCAAGCTCTTGATCCTCGACTGTGGTATTTGTAGAGTCGTTGCGGATTTTCACTGGTCCATCGGTAGGCAGCATCTCGGACCGAGCGTTGGCTTGGAACCGCAAAACGGCCTCCAAGAGCAATGGATGGCGTACCTTACTCATCCCCTCGACGGGTGCACCGTCCACCGCACCCTGCGACTGGGGCAAGTCGATCTTCAGACCAAGTAGCTTTACACCCTGCGCGATATTCTCCATCCACTCTTTGCGGGAGTCTTCGTCGTTCTTAATGTCGCGAAGCATATTGTTAGAAATCATCGACAGTTCGTCTTTGTCGATCTTGTCCACCAGATTAGCGAACCAATTACCCGATCCAGTATCTTCTGCTTCTTCAATCGGTCGACCGTCTAGAGAGATCGAAATCGACCCGTCAGGGTGCTCGATCTCCAAAACGTTACCCTTCATGTCCATTACTGGCATGTCTTGGTCGTTGGTCTCTTCGATGATGGTAATGTCTGCCGCACCAAGACCTGTTTCTTGCAAAGGGCCAAGCGGTAAATTGTAAGGGACGTCGTTCATGAGAGAAAATCTCCGTTTGGCCTAAGTGAACCACATTTTTAGACGGGATACAAGGGTAGCAACTCGCCGCCTTTGTAGTCGGACATCCTGTCCTTAAGGTCTCGTGTAACTTCTTCGCCGCGCTGTACGATGTTCGTCATGCGTAGATACCGCAAAGCTTGGGTTACGGTGTCCACTATATCATCGTGCTTGCCCTTTGGGAATTGGGCGCATTGCGTCATCACCATATCGGCCCACGAGCGATCGGGCGCGTAGATCATCTTTTCGCTGAATAAGTGTTGCACCGAATAGGCTCTAGCTACCTTGTCCTGCGATTTCGGGTCGATCAACTGGACCGCGAAATCGGTCCCTACGTACATACGGCGAATTTCTTGCGCTACCGAAATACCCGATGCTTTGGACTCGATGAGCAGACGATCTACCTTCATCTTTCCGCAGGTCTCTGCCACTTTTTCGATCAGCTCGTGCAATTCATATCGACCCTGCCACGCATGCATGAGCATTACGCGCTGGGACGTCTCCTGCGACAGAAGGTCCTCATTGATATCGTAGAACTTGTCGTGGAATACCACACGATTTGTCCTGTTGATGCGGTGAGAAAAAACGCCCCACACCGTCATGGCCGAAGGATCGTTCTCTTCTCTGGTAGTGTATGCTGTGTCGATCGATGCGATAACGTAATCAAATGCGGGGAACTTTTCTGGCTCCCAGAGCTGCCACCAATCACGCTTGAATATACCACCACCCTTAGGCTCTGGCCTCTGCTGAAGCTGACCCGCCGACTGGTAGGGTCCTAGACTACTTTCGAGATTGTCGATTTCCTCTGGACCAAAACGCTCTGGACAGAGCAAGACACCTTCGCGCTCTTCGTCCAGTATTTTCTGCGCTTCTAAACTTACCGCAATACGATCACCAGATGACTCGTCTACTGTTACAAGGGCGTTGCCGTCATCGTCGAGACCTCTTGGGTCATCCCATCCGATCTTGGTGTACGAATGACGGGACCACTCATACTTCATGGGCAAGCACAGGTGAGTCCAGTTGCGCGAGTTTCTAGATAGAATATGTCCCGTTAAGTCGTCTTCGTGCAGACGCTGCATAATTACGATGTACGCCCCTTTTTTCGGGTCATTGAGACGAGTCGAAAGAGAATTATCCCACCAATCCAGAGTATTTTGGCGAACAAGGTCTGAATCCATTTCAATAGCATTGTGAGGATCGTCTACCACGATGATGGAACCGCCTTCACCTGTCAGCGCACCGCCAACCGACGTTGCCAGCCTGTACCCACCACTAACGTTATCGAATCGAATCTTTGTCGCTTGGTCAGAAGTAAGCTGTACCCTGTCGCCCCAACGACTTTTGTACCACGGGGAGTCAACCAGACGGCGACACTTGGTGGAGTCGCGAATAGAAAGGCTTTGCGCGTACGACGCAAAAAGGAACTGCACACCCGCACCAGAAGTGTGACTCTTTACTGGCTGAGTCCAAGTCCACGCTGGAAAGGCCACCGATACGATCGATGACTTTGATGTACGGGGAGGAACGTTGATCACCAAGCGACGAATGTCACCATCTGCCACGGCCTGTAGATGCTCGGCAATTGCTTCGATGTGCCAGCCGTGAACATACGGATTAGGATCGATGTACTTCCAACCGCCCTGCACAAAATCGCAGAGCGACTCTTCGCAGTCTGCCTTGTCTATCGATAACAAGGTCCCTTCAAGGTCGATATTGTCGTCAAATGACGGTATCTGATATGAATTACTGGTCATGCTCAATAGCCATTGTGTGTTCTATGACACGTTCGCGTTTACGCTCTGCCGCTGCCAATAGCAACCGTTTAAGAATGTCGCGCTCTTCACGGTCAAGAAGCTCTACCTGAACCGTTCCTTGAGTCTGGATAGTACCAGTAACTTCAACCCGCTCACGGAACATGCCCAGATGCTTGCCAATATCAAGCAGTGCTGCGCGTTTGTCATGCAGCTTGAACCGCACACGCTTCACTTGCCGTGCATCGTCGCCTTTGCCTTCCGTGTACTCGTCGACTACGATTTCCGAGATAGCCGCCGCCTTGTCGCGATCAAGGTCCGAAAGGTCTACATAAGCTGTGCCGTCTGGCTGAGTCTTCATGTAATCCATCATATTGGCGAAACCGATCTTCGCTAGCTCCTCTAGCACCCGCTGAATGGTAATATTGGTCTTAGAAGCCGCCTGATCGCGCAGTTCTTGAATGCGGTCTTTAATAGCTGGCCGACGAGCCATATTGTTCGCGTATACTTCGGTGGTCAATGCGTTGGAGTTAGGAAGATAACCAAGCTTAGGAAGGGCGTCTTTAGCACTCATTCCCTCGGCAATGTAACGAGCGAACTGTTCATGCTTCGTATTTTTTAGAATAGGCATCTGGTGTTTCCCTCTGATGGAAGCAACGCATCATAACACACGAAGTTGCCGCCGTAAATACGCATACCACGAATACCCCCCCTATATATGCTTTTTGGAATATACTATATATGCTTTTTGGAATATACTATATATGCTTTTTTCGGAAATACCCTATATACTTATGTCGCGACCATGGGTCCCCAGAAAATATTGGCATTTCGTCGGAAAGGGGTGTTGGGGAGGGGTTCGGGCATGATCGCCGAATGCTGTTTCACGTGAAACACGCGTCGAATTGGCACGAATCTTGCGTGTTCAAGCGATTGGCACGAATCTTGCGTGTTCAAGCGATTGGCACGAATCTTGCGTGTTCTGGAACATCGTGTTTCACGTGAAACACGCGGCAAGCGGCATTCAGCGAATGCTGTTTCACGTGAAACGCAGAACA